CTGTAGCTGAAATTACTAGGGCAGTTGAATCTGTACAATCTAAAATCAGCGAAGGTTTCCCAGTATTAGGTGAATGTGACCATCCGCCAGAATTAACTGTCAATGTAGACAGAGTATCACATATTATTGAGAATATGTGGATGGATGGGCCGAACGGATATGGTAAACTTAAAATTGTTCCTACACCCATGGGTAACATTATCAGAACATTAATCGAATCAGGTGCCACGCTAGGTGTCTCATCTCGTGGTTCAGGTGAAGTTGGTCACGATGGGAATGTGAAGAATTTTGAGATTGTCACTGTAGACATCGTAGCACAACCAAGTGCTCCAGATGCCTACCCGAAGGCAATCTACGAAGGTTTAATGAACATGCGTGGTGGTTACCAAACTTGGCAACTAGCACAGAATGTACAAACAGACAAGGTCGCTCAAAAATACTTGTCAGAACAAATCGTTAAGTTCATTAATGAACTTAAACTATAACAGGAGAAGCAACAATGGCAACAGAAATCCTTGCTAATCTTTTAGAGTCAGGTGCCCTATCCGAAGAGGCTGGCGCACAAATTAAAGAGGCTCTTGAGACAAAACTAAATGAAGCAAGAGAGGAGATTACAGCCGAGTTGCGTGAGGAGTTCGCACAAAAGTTTGAACACGACAAATCAGTGATTGTAGAAGCTATGGATAACATGCTTAATACATCAATTAAAGCTGAAATGGCAGAGTTTAAAACAGACCGTGAACAACTTATCGCAGAACGAGTTGCATATAAGAAAGCAATTTCTGAACATGCAAAACTCCTTGAAAAATTCATTACTTCTCGTTTAGCGACCGAAGTTAAAGAACTACAGGCAGACAGGGCTAAAGTTAACGAAAATCTACAGGAAACTAAGAAATTCGTTGTTAAACAACTAAGCCGTGAACTATCTGAGTTCCATAATGATAAACGTGAATTAGTTAACACTAAAGTACGTTTGGTAGCAGAAGGCAAAAATATTCTTAACAAGACTAAAGAATCGTTTATTAAACGTTCAGCGGAACTTGTTGAAAATACAATTAAGAATTCTTTACGTTCAGAAATGAAAGCGTTAAAAGAAGATATCGTACAAGCTAAAGAAAATGAGTTTGGACGTAAGGTCTTTGAAGCGTTCTCAGGCGAATTTATGGCTTCACAATTAAATGAAGGCACAGAAGTAGCTAAAGTGAACAAGAAACTTAACGAATCTGCTAACAAGGTTGCAGAACTTGAAAAAGTGATAGCTGATAAAGATGCGGACATTGAAGGCGCTAAGAAAACTCAACGTATACTAGAAGACAAGATGAACAGAAAAGAAGTTCTATCTGGTTTACTAGCACCGTTAGGTAAAGAAAAAGCAACAGTAATGTCTGATTTATTAGAGTCAGTAAAAACTTCAAATCTACAAACAGCATTTAAAAAATATCTACCAGCTGTTTTGGATGAGAAAAACGTTTCTACAAAAGAAACAAAAACATTAACAGAAGGCAAAGTGACTGAAAGAACTGGTGACCGTGGGGTAGCAACACACGTAGAACCACAGTCGTCAGGAAGCGATGCCGAAATAATTCAGCTTAAGAAATTGGCTGGATTGAATTAACCAGGATAATATCAGGAGAATAAAAGATGGAAAATCTTTTTGAAGGAAATAACTGGGACGGTACACGTGATGCACTACTAGAAGGTCTAGAAGGCACAAAACGTGATACAATGTCCGCAGTTTTAGAAAACACTAAAGTAGCACTTAATGAAAGTGCAACTGCTGGTGCAACACAGGCTGGTAACATCGCTACTCTTAACAAAGTGATCCTACCAGTTATCCGTCGTGTAATGCCAACAGTAATTGCAAACGAAATCATCGGCGTACAGCCAATGACAGGCCCAGTAGGCCAAATTCACACTCTAAGAGTACGTTACGCAGAAGCAAAAGCTGGCGTGGCGGCAGGTGATGAAGCACTAAGCCCATTTGATATTGCTAACGCATATTCAGGTGACGCGGCAGGGGCTCCGGCTTCTACAGCATCACTAGAAGGTGAAGCAGGATCAAAAATGTCAATTCAAGTTCTAAAGCAAACAGTTGAAGCGAAAACTCGTAAACTGTCTGCACGTTGGACTTTCGAAGCGGCACAAGACGCTAACTCAATGCACGGTTTAGATATCGAAGCTGAAATCATGGCGGCATTAGCAATGGAAATCACTGCTGAAATCGACCAAGAAATTCTAGGTTCACTATCTAACTTAGCATCTACTGGCGCTACATATGACATGTCAGCATCATTCACAGGTACACCAACGTTTATCGGTGACAGACATGCCGTACTTGCGACATTAATCAACCAACAAGCTAACCTAGTAGCACAGCGTACAAGACGTGGCGCGGCTAACTGGGCAGTTATCTCACCATCAGCACTAACAGTTCTACAATCTGCAACTACATCAGCATTTGCACGTACAACTGAAGGTACTTTTGAAGCACCAACTAATACTAAGTTCGTAGGTACTCTAAACAGTACTATGAGAGTATATGTAAACACATATGCATCAAACGATGACGTATTACTAGGCTACAAAGGTCAAGGCGAAATCGATGCGGCGGCGTTCTATTGCCCATACGTACCGTTAATGTCATCAGGCGTTGTGGTAGATCCAAGTTCATTCGAACCAGTAGTGTCATTTATGACTCGTTACGGTTATGTTGAACTAACAAACACTGCATCATCTCTAGGTAATGCGGCAGACTACGTTTCTAAAATCGCAGTCTCAAATCTAGCATTCGTATAATTTTTTATACAAATTAGATTACAAGAAAGCCGGGATTTATTCCCGGCTTTTTTTATGGCTAAAAAACCATGAATTCTGATAAATACAATTAGATAAGAAACCTAATCGTTTGAGAGAGAATTCATATGGCAGAGCAAATTAAATTCGGTGACAGATTATTTCTAAAAGGTGAAAAACTGATTTTAGATTCTGTTGCAAACGCAGTAATTAAACCTAAAAATGGTGTACTAGAAATTGATGGTGATTTACGTGTATTAGGAGCCACAACTACAGTAGATTCAGAAACAGTAAGTGTTGCTGATCCATTTATGCTATTGAATGGAGACTTAACAGGTTCTGCTACCGAAGATGTTGGTATTGAGATTAATAGAGGAACAGATGACAACAAGAAGTTTGGTTGGGACGAAACCTCTGGTAAATTTTCAACGTTCAGTGATGATTTTAAAACAGGCGCTATTGAAGGAACTGATATTGCACTTACGGGTGCATTAGTAGGTGATATAAATTCAGAAAACGGTGATGTAATAATTGATGTAACTGGAAACGGCACAGTAGATATTAACTCGGGTAATATTGATGGCACTGTTATTGGTGCAACTGCACCAGCACAAGCAACATTCACTACTATAACTGGTGATGGTACTGCGATTACAAATGTTCTAACAAATTATGATACAGATGATTTGACTGAAGGTACAAATCTTTATTATACAGATGCAAGAGCAAGAGCGGCTATCAGTATGAATGCTGGTAGTGAATTGACGTATGATCCAGCAACTGGTGTAATATCTTTTTCAGGAAATTATTACCAAGATTCAGATGCTAGACAGGCAATCAGTGTAACAGGTAATGAAATAGGTTATGACAATACAACTGGTGTTATTAGTTATGATGCTCCTACAGACTTTGGTCTATTGACAGACACAACTGTTATTTCAGGAAGCACTGGAGGCTCAACAGGCACTAGTCTACCGACTAATGTTGGTTCTTTTTACAATGATGCAGGGTATGTCACACAGAGTTATCAAGGCTTTGCCGCAGATTGGCAAGCAGATGATGTTACAAATTTGAATGCGGCAAATACGTATACAGAAGGCCGTATAAATGATGTGGTAGATGTTGCACCAAATCAATTAAACACATTAAAAAAGATAGCGGCATCAATAAACAATGATGATGATTACAACGGAACACTGCAAACACAGATAAGCACGTTAGCAGTAGCAAGTAATTTGGCAACAGTGGCTACATCGGGTAGTTATAATAATTTAATAGATAAACCGAATGTCCCTACAGCTATAAGTGATTTACCAAATGATAGCGGTTATTTGACTTCCGGAGATTTACCAACGAACCATATGGTAAATGATGCCAATAATACAGTAGCAGGCTCTATAACACCATTAACTGATGCAACATATAGTTTGGGCAGTCCATCAAAAAGATGGGAATTTGTTCACGGCGAAACGATTGAAGCCACTTATGCCGACCTTGCAGAACGTTACGAAGCTGATGCTATTTACGAACCAGGAACTGTCCTTATATTTGGCGGAGATAAAGAAGTCACTAAGACCGATGTGCCCGCAGATTACAGAGTGGCAGGCGTTGTAAGTACTAATCCAGCTTATAGAATGAATGCAGAAGCAGGCACAGATGATACACACCCTTACATTGCATTGCGTGGTAGAGTACCATGTCAAGTAATTGGACCAGTTAAAAAAGGTGATTTAATGGTAACGTCTAGTGTCAAAGGTCATGCAAAAAGTGTTGCTGGTGTTGATATGGGACGTGCAGTTTTTGCCAAATCCTTAACGACGGAGTCCTCTGAAGGCTCTAAAATTATTGAAGTAGTAATACTTTAATAATTAAATACATACAGTCAAATATCCACTATCTTAGATAAATAAGAGTAGATTACACTTAACCCAATTCAGTGTAGTTTATAATAAATCGATTTTTTATAGACGGGAGAATATAATATGGCGGCATATGCAATACAGTTCCGTCGTGGTACAACGACACAACACTCATCATTTACTGGCCTAGTAGGTGAAGTTACGGTCGATACAGACAAGAAAACTCTTGTAGTACACGATGGCGCAACAACTGGCGGTTACCCACTTATGAGAGAAGGCGGAACGTCTTCTTCTACTACTGGTGCATTTACAAGTAATGTAACAGTTGGCGGTACACTAGCAGTAACAAATACAGCTACATTCTCAGCAGGCGTAAATGTCACAGGTAATTCAGAATACACCGGTGATATCCTACCTGGTACGGATGATACATACGACTTAGGCTCAACAACAAAAAGATGGCGTGACCTTTACTTAGGGCCAGGATCACTATACATCAACAACAAAAAGATTCTAGAAGACGATAGTGGCACTATCACAGTTAAAACGGACGCTAACGAAACGTTGAAACTGATGACTACTGGTACTGGTACTTTGCAAATTGAATCAAGCAACGGAATTCAGTTTACAGGTGAACTTAAGACTTCATCTGGTGATATTCAAGTGGGTGACCACATTGACATGAATTCAAATGTTATCAAAGAAGTTGGAACTCCAACAACTGGAAGTGACGCGGCGAACAAGACTTATGTTGATAATGCAATAAGCACAGGCATTGGTTCAGGTTCAAACGCTGTTTCAGGTACAACTGGTACTTTCTCAAGCAACGTAACAGTTACAGGTAACTTAACAGTTAATGGTACAACAACTACAATCAATACATCACAAATTGACTTAGCAGATAATATTCTACTATTAAATTCAGATGCAACTGGTACAGCATCAATTTCAGGCGGTATCGAAATTGAACGTGGTGATGACCTAAACGTACAACTATTATGGGACGAAACTAACGACCGTTGGTCAATCGGCGCAGAAGATTTTTATTCTTCTGGTGACGTAACAGCGGCAACATTTATTGGTGACGTAACAGGTGACGTAACAGGTGATGTAACAGGTACAGTATCTAGCATTTCAAATCACTCAACAACTAACTTGTCTGAAGGTTCAAATCAGTATTTCACTGATGCAAGAGCAAGAGCGGCAATTTCAGTTTCAGGTGACTTGACATATAATTCATCAACTGGTGTTATCTCAACACAAGGTTTAGCATCAAGCGACACAGATGATTTAGCAGAAGGTACAACTAACCTTTATTATACTAACGCACGTTTTGATACAAGATTAGGCACTAAAGATACAGACGATGTATCTGAAGGTTCAACTAATCTTTATTACACAGACGCACGTTGGGATACAAGATTATCAACTAAGAATACTGATAATTTAGCAGAAGGTTCAACTAATCTGTACTTTACAGATGCGAGAGCAGATGCAAGAGTTGCCGCGGCAACTGGTGCTAACTTAAACTTATCCGCTTCTGATACAGATGATTTGACTGAAGGTACAAATAACAAATACCATACAGATGCTAGAGTGAACACACTATTTGATACAAGACTAGCTATTAAAGATACAGATAGCCTTTCTGAAGGTTCAAATAATCTTTATCATACAGATGCTAGAGTGAACGCACTATTTGATACAAGACTTGGTAATAAATCAACAACTGACGTATCTGAAGGTACAAACTTGTACTATACAGATGCAAGAGTTGATGCTTATATCAATGCAAGTATGGACAGTGATGATGTATCTGAAGGTTCAACTAATCTTTATTACACAGATGCACGTGTAAGTTCTTATCTAACAACTAACTCATACGCAACACAGGCTTACGTAACAGCGGCAGTTCAAGGTGTTGATAACTCAGACGAAATTACTGAGGGATCATCAAACTTGTTCTTCACTGATGAAAGAGCCCAAGATGCGGTAATGGCTAATGTTTCAGCAGGAACAGGTATTGGCATATCATATGATGATGCGGCAGGTACTTTAACTGTTACTAACACACAAACAGAAGTCAATGACTATGTAGATGGTGCTTCATTCTCAAGTGGTACACTAACTTTATCAGTTGGTACACAGTCAGATGTTACAGTATCACTAGATGGTCGTTATGTACAGTTAGGTAACACTTCTAAAAAACACACACATGCTTATGAGACAACTGCACAAGACGAAACAGATAACACTGGTTCATCGCACTCAATCACATGGGCAAATTTAACTTCTGGTAAAATTTCTTTAGGCTCAAACGCCGTAGATTTTGCATCAGAAATAAATGATTCACCATATGCTGTTGTTTATATCAACAGAATTATGGCGAGACCAAATGAAGTAACAATTACTTCAAGTGGACTAACTTTTGCCTCAGACGTTCTTGCAGAAGACGATGAAGTAGAAGTAGTTTACATGGACGAGCAATAAAACTTAACAACGTAGGGGAGTTTATCTCCCCTACAGTTCAATTATGAACATGAGGTCATCTAAAGACCTTTCGATTTAAGGAGACAATGATGGGAAGAAAATTTAGACACAACGGTTCCACGAATACAAAAATTCAACGTGGTAAGCGTTATAAGTATGACAGTACTGGTAACATTGCAGAGATTACAGGCACAGTCGATATGACCACTGATGATATTATCTTCACTGGTACAAAATCAAATTTAAGACGTATTTCAGACCTAGAACGTAACGTATCTATTCTTGCATCGCAAGATAAAGGTGATGGTGGTGCAACAATCGCCAAAACTATGAGTGGTAAAATCAAATTCAAAAATCAAATTGAAGTTGATGGAACTGCTAATTTAGACGGCGGCGCCGATGTTGCAGGTACACTAGATGTACAAGCAGGTCTAACTCTTGGTGCAACTGCACAAGAAGTTGTTCAAGACTTAATCGGTGGTATGGCTAACACAGGTCTATCATACGATGATGCGAACAATCAAATCAATGTTGATACGTCAACAATAGCGACAAAATCTTATGCAGACACGGCGGCAACAGATGCCGCGAATGCAGTAGTGAATGCGGCACCTGGTTCATTAGATACACTAAACGAACTAGCGGCGGCTCTTGGTGATGATGCGAACTTTAGCACAACAATCACTGACTCAATCGCAACAAAAGCCGCACACGCAAGAACTATTACTGCGGGTAACGGTCTTTCAGGCGGTGGTGACTTAAGTGCAGACAGAACAATCGCAATGGACGGTTCATATACTGGTAACTTTACAGTATCGGGTGATATCACTGCTAATGGTGGTGACGTGACAGCAACACGTTTCAACGGTGAAGCAACAACGGCAAAATATGCCGACCTTGCAGAACGTTATGAAGCAGATGCAGAATACGAAGAAGGCACAGTAATGATGTTTGGTGGCGAAAAAGAAGTAACAGCGGCAGAAGGTCACGGTTGTGACAGACTAGCAGGTGTTGTTTCAATGAAACCAGCTTATCTAATGAATGGCGAAGCAGGTGATGATGCGTCACACCCAGCTATCGCACTACAAGGTCGTGTTCCAGTTAAAACTATGGGGTCAGTCAAAAAAGGCGACATCATGGTAGCGGCTGATAACAAAGGTCATGCTACAGCATGGAAAGAAGACCACGATCCTAAAATGACTGCATATATCGGTATCGCTATCAAGGATAAACTTGAAGAAGGCGAAGGTATGGTAGAAGTTAAAGTAGGTAAGTAAGTAACTTAATAATTTTACAATATAGGGAAGGTCGGCATCATAGTCGGCCTTCTTTTTTTTAAGGAGGAGAAAGTTATGAAGAAACTAATGAAGAATAAAAAAGTATGGATTGCAGTAGCAGTTGTAGTAATTGTTGCTTGGTACATGTTTGGCGGTCACGTACCTGCTAATGCAGTATAGCAATTTAATAATATAAAGATACATGAAGGGCGCTACGGCGCCCTTTATTCTTCTCCGCAGAAGAAATTTTTAAGTGTTTGATATAATCCGCCACCCTGAGCATTAGAATGCTCATCCACCCAAACGGGAAACGTTTCGAATAGTCTTTTCCATTGTAGCATTTCATTATACAAGTCTATTATTTTCTTGTAATATTCGCTCTTATTTGCAAATCCAAGTTCTTCTCTTATTTGTATAATTCTTTCTCTACATTCTTGTAAATCTAGCAAATCTTTATCAACTGCTACGATGATATCATTAAATGATTCTTTGTTAGAGAATTTTTCTATTAAAAACTTGTGGTGTTTATTTTTAGGTTTGCCGTCATAAAGAAACATAATCTCTTGTAAATCATAATATAATGCTTTTACTGGATTTATAGTTTCTCTATATCTTTCTGTGACTTCTTTAATTTCAAATCTTACATCATCGGTCGCTAATCTTTCTAATGTTGCTAATGCAATTATATTAATTTTTTGACGATTAGATGTTATTTTCTTTTGTGATGATGTTCTAATCTTTTTTATTACAGCGTCTATTACTATAATAGTATCGTATTCTATATCTTTTTTAATATATTCTATATATTCTGGTGTGGCACTATTAATGATGGCTCGGAGTTCAACCTCAGCATTCCCGGTCTTTAGGTACTCAATACAGTCCCTAATGAACTTTTGTTTTTTAAAATCTATTATGCCTGTTTCCACTCACTTCTCCCATACAGTATTTAATAGAATCTACAAATATTATAGTGACGATATAATGTCTCTAATCACTCTTAATTTATGTTTTTTAAATAATGTTCTACGTGTACCAGGGTGTAGTGGTTTTGGGAAATAATCATGCTCTATCCAAGCATATCCTCCACTCTCATGGTTGAGTGTTGGTATAAATTCTTTCTCTACAATTATCACAAACGAATAATAACTGAAATCTTTGTTTCTTGAATGATATTGGTCTAGAGGATAAATTTTGTTTATATCATCTTTGATATCAAGTCCAAGTTCTTCACATACTTCTCTTAGTAACGCTTGTGCAATATTTTCGTTTTCTTCAACTTTGCCACCCCAAAATCCCCAATTTCGTGGATGTGAACCTGATTTGTCTCTTTGTTGAAGAATAATTCTTTTTGTGTCTTTAGCAATTATACATGCGCCCGCGGCTTTTAACATTTTTTACAACTTTCCTATTGTAGTAACTCTAGTCGCCAATATCCACCATCATAAATTCCTTGGAATGTGTCATTCCATGTTCCATCTTCAAACTTAAACTGTTGTCCAGTTTTTGCATTTGTTACATATGCACGTAAAGTATATGTTTTGGAATCAAAAGATTTAATCCAGCCACTGCCGTTATACTCAATTATATCATTTTCATTTATATCTATTCCCCATATGCTTTGAGAATTAGCATCAGTCAATGAAAGATACCTTTGACCTAGTGCAGGATTTGGAAAGTTATTAAATCCAGGCTTAACATTGCCTGCATCTATGACCCTATCTACTGCGCCAATTGTATTAGTTGGCAATGTTGCAGTATCTACAGCGAATTCAATTATTTCAGGATTTGGTGTTGAAGATATTGTACCGATAATATCAGACCCATCATCTTCAAGATTTCCATGAAATTTAAGTCTTAATCTTGATATCCCATCATCTAAATTTCCATAATTTTTGAAAACATCTTCCCACTTTATGCCATCGGCATAATTGCCGTTTGCCAGAGGCTGTGCGACATACTGACCATTATTTTCAGTAATTTGTAATGCATAATTTTCGGGTGTTACTACCACACTTGCTTCTTTTTGTAAATCTCTAAAGAATTCAAATGCATCAGGATCATAATCTAATGTATCTAAATCTGAGTATGTGTATAAGTTGTGTATAATGTTTCTTATAACATTTTGTCTTGTTACTTGTGCTGGAGGATTAATCCAAATAGGTATTTGAAAGAACATAGTAGCAATATCGATTTGGTCTTCAATGCCTGCAGGAATACCTCTACTTGACCACTGAATATCAGTTAGTTCTACAGTAGTAATTGTAGTCCAATCAACAGGGTTGTCATTGTGTTGTATCTCTAACGCTGGATTGAATAACACTAATATTTGTTCCATTAGTTGTAATTTTTGGTCTGTATTACTAGTCCAAACATCAACTTGCATGTTTAGTAGATAAGGAACTGGCATAAGTCTTTTAACATTATACCTATTGCCTTCTGCATTTGTGTACTTTTGTGTGTTCTCATCAAACTTACGTTCTGTGACTGCTACAGCATCATTGAAGAATGGTTCTTGTACTCTTGACCTATCTGGTTGTAAACTTTGTATCCAACAACTAATAAATGGAGCTGAATTGATAATATTTTCACTATTACCTTTCATAATAGTAGCCGCCATTCGAGATACGTCACCATATCTTGCTGGTGTTCTTATATAATAATCAGTTACACCGTCGTTCATTTTCTTACCAGTTTTTACTGTGAACCCACTGAATATCCTAATAAACTGTAGAATATATCGTCTTATTTGTTCATCGTAAAAATGTGTTTGCTTTACTGTCGCCATATTAATCTACCTTTGGTTTAACTGCTTTTGACAAATTAACCTTTCCTGCAACAACTGTGCCGTCTTCTAGTTTGACTACGCCATCGTTATTGATAAATTTATGATGCAAGTGATTACCAACTTCCCAACCACCGTCACTGTCTTCTATCTTGTACCATTTATTAACACGGTATTGAAACAGTCTATTTGGAGAATAATCAGTTCTTAAGAAATAAGTATTCTCTGCTGGTTCATTTGGAAAACTCTTACCATTTGCAACAGTTGCCATATCTAAATCTTCTGGATGTTCGCCACCCTTTACATACTGTAAACTGTTTGTTCTATAATCCCAATACTTTCCTGGAACATTTTCTTGGGCTTCTTCTACAATGGCATCATTGACTTGTAATTCTTTATTGTATGTAGACAGAAGATTTTTCAAATCATCTGCTTCTTCGCCTGTTCCAAGTATATCTGAGTATTCTTGTGTATCTTGTAATTGTTTACAACGGAAACGCCATATGTGAGGCCACCAACCTGGATCAAATCCTTCTGCGGCTTTTGATGCATCTTGTACGACCCAATATTGATTTACTGCCGAAGCCTCTTCATCAAGTAATAGGTCTTCTCTCATATGTGGAAGTTCAATGACATCTCCTGTCATTATTTTTCTTCCTAATTTTTCTACCATATCATTTATATGACAAGTAAAGATAATCTGGTCATTGCCTAGGAACATACCAAACTGAGATAAGTCCATATCTTGGTCTGTAACTGTATATACGCCACGTAGGTCATAGATGTTATCATCATATTTTCTGTCACGGTTCTCCATGAATAGCAAATCTTGTATTGCTGGTTTGGTAGGGTCATAGTCAGGATCAGTTGTGTCTTGTGAACCTAAATATTTGTGAACAAGTAGTGAGGTACCGCCGTGGTCGAAGTGCCCCTTCACCATCTTATCGATGAATTTGTAATCATTTCCCTTACGAGGATTCCATAAACTTAATCTTGGCATATTTTTTTTCCTTGACTTCTATACGTATTTATCATATAATAAGGAATATATGTAGGAGCATAACACATGGATGACCGATTAACTAGTGCAGGATATATTATTGCACGTGATTATTTACCTAGAATTGCAATAGAACAATTTAGATTATGGGCAATGAACCCTGATAATGCACACAGAGGCAATGGATCAGACGGTATTTACTATAATGAACATGACGGAAAACGCAC